TTTATGAATAAAAATTTTGATGATTTTATAGATAAAAAAGCAAAACAACTACCTAATAGACGCTATGAAGTGCGTTATCCACAAAATGTACCAATAATTATTGATTTACTAGAACAATGCGTAGAAAAAAAGAAAACAACACAAAATCACTTTTTATACAGTTATAGATCAATAGCAGAATATTTGTATGACGAGTGTAAAATGCACGAAGCAACAAAAGAGGGTTTACGTAAGGCAATAGCACGTATAGCAAAGGATTATGAACTTGAACTTTGATGAATTTATAGAAGTTAAACAAGCTAAAAAAAAGCCAAAAGAAGAACACCCTAAAGGATTTAAACCCGGTGTTGAGTGGAACGGCAACAAAGGACAGATAACTACAAAAGGTTTAGCAGATCGTGGCGATTTAGATTGGGACGAGTGGATTGACTACTGGATTGGTAAAGGTGCAAGTAAAACATTTTATATAAAAAAAGATGAACCAATAAACTTTAGAGTGTGGGACGCTTGGGGTAAAAATCCTAAAACAGGCGAAACTGAACCTACAAAGTTTTATTATTTTAAAACAAATCTTTATAGTCGTGAAAACAGTACACCAGATAAAGATATACAAGAACTAGCTAATCGTATATCTAAAATAAAACCTAAACCTAAAACAAAAGTAAAGGTACACGAAACGTGCTTGGTACTAAGTTGCAGCGACTGGCAGGTGGGCAAAAAAAATACAGAAAAATCTGTAATACAGTATTTTGAAAGCATTTACAAAATTAAAGATGATCTAAAGAACTTACGCAAAAAATACACAATAGATAAGTTAATTATTTGTGGTTTAGGTGATTTAGTAGAAAATTGCAGCAATAACTTCTACCCAATGGGTTTATATGAACAAGAGTTTGATAATCGTCAGCAAATGCGTATAGCAAGACGTATGCTTACTAAGACCATAGAAATACTTGCACCACTGTTTACTGATGTAATTGTTATGGCAACTATGGGAAACCACGGTGAACGTAGGCAAGGTGGTAAAGCAAATACAAGTTTTGGCGACAATATGGACGTAGAACTATTTGATAGCGTAGAAGAAATATTTAGTAAATCACCAGCTTTTAAACATATCAAGTGGTACATACCAGACAATTACCTAACTACAAGTGTACAAGTGTTACCTAATACAGTTTTATCAATAGCACACGGTCATCAAGCACGTGGTGGTGGTAATGCACAACAAAAGGTAGTTAATTGGTTTACAAAAATGAGTTCAAACAAAACTAAGGCAGAATTATATGATACAGATGTATTGCTAGTTGGCCATTTTCATCATCATTTTTCTGTAGAAGTAGATCATAGACTTGTATTATGTTCAACAGCTTATGATTTATCTGGACAACAATGGTTTAGCGAACAAGGTGGTGGATCAGCGTTACACGGTGTTACTGCGTTTTTAATGCACAACAAAGAGGGACGCAAGTGGTCAGATATTAATATATATTGATATGAAGTTAACAGTAGTAAGAACACAATTTGGCAAAGACGCAACAAACGGCATATTGTTGATTGATAACGTATTTGAAGCATATACGTTAGAAGATCAGTACCAAGAAGTTAAAGTTATGCACGAAACTTGCATACCAGAAGGCACATACGACATAAAACTAAGAACAGTTGGTGGATTTCACGAAAGATATAAAAAAAAGTATAGCAATCATAAAGGTATGTTGCATTTACAAGATGTACCGGGTTTTACTTACATACTTATCCACGCAGGAAACACCGACGAGCATACTTCGGGTTGTCTTATTGTAGGGGAAACGCAACAAGATTTAGATATAAGCAAAGACGGTTTTATTGGTCATAGTGGAAAGGCATACACAAAACTATATGACAAAGTAGCACAAGAGTTACTGCAAGATAATGATGTTACTATTGAATACACAACAATAATAAAGTTGTTAAATGGTGGTAAAACAATCGTGCCAAAAAAACAAAAAAAAATAACTAGATTTGTACCTTTAAAAAAAGGTGATAAAGGCAAAAAAGTTAAAGAGTTGCAAACAATGTTGAACATAATAAATAAAACTTTTATAAACATTGACGGTGATTATGGCAACAAAACTTTAGCAGCTGTTGTTAGCTTTCAAAAAAAATACAAGCTAAAACCAGACGGTATTGTAGGCAATATGACTTATGCGAAGTTGTTAGAAGTAAGTAGGTCTAAACTTAATAAAGGAAAGGCAAGTTTTGACTAAAGTAAATAAAAAAGATTGGAAAGCATACTGGAAGTTTATGTTTGCAAAAGCATTTAGAACTGGTTTGCAATCAGCTATTTCATTGTGGTTAGCTAATTCTACAGGGATCATTGACGCAGATATGTTGCAACTTATTGGTGTAGCATTTATGACTTCATTTGTAACTGTATTACAACACGCATTAGAACAGTACAAACCAAAAGAAACGTTTTAATCATCATCTGCAACCCAATAAGAAAAAACCCGGTGGTTAAGCTCACCGGGTTTTTCTTTTACGTACTAACAAATGGAGTGTTAGATAACTAACTATATCATATTTTTTTTTATAAATACACCACATTGGTTAATAATTCTATATAATACAGACAAGACAAAAAGGAGTGAACAAATGGACAAATATAGTAATCCAGATGTATTTATAGTTTTTGGTGGTTTTGTTGCCATATTTCTTGTAGGTGCATTGTTAGCAGAAGTTGCAGTATTTTTTGCAAAAATGCTTGGTTATGAAGATGTTGCAGATCAACCAAACGTAGATTTTATGCAACGACTTCAAGACGGTGAAGTATTAGACGCAAATAATATGTTTAAAAGGGAGTGTAATGACACAAAGTGAACAAATAGCAAAACAAGTTGCGTTAAAAGGTGCAATAGAACTAACTAAAGATAAATTTGATGTTAAACAAAACATTACAGAACAATTAGAAGTTATAAAACAGATTTCTAATAATCTATATGAACATCTTATGCCAAGTGATAGTTTTATTGATCCACCAAGCATAATTGAAATAGAACCAGCAAGTGAACCAAAAGTTACTTACAAGTATGGTGATAAAGGCACAACATTTGAACCTAAGTGTCCAGAGTGTGGTTCAAGTGTTTGGGATAATCGTACAACTGCGAAAGACAAGCAACCAAAATGGAAATGTAAAAACAATGACGGTTGTGATACTGGTAATGGTTATACGTGGTCAAGTTGGAACGAAAACGAATTTGATAATGCTGAAAAACAATACAATGCAGCAAAAGAAGATGAAAACGCACCACCGTTCTAATGGCAAAGAACAAATACACGTGGTGTTATAAGTTTTTGTATTGGCCAAGATATAACAAAGATAAAGTTACTTTATTTACAGTTGATACAGACTTAGGTTTAGGTTATGCAGAAAACGTAGCGTGGGGAAATGCAACGTTTGACGGTTGCCACGGTTTTAAATACTTAGGTAGATCAAAAGTAAAATGACAATATTAGAAAACATAAAGCAACTGTTGCGACACATAACAACTAAACAACAATTAAAAGAAGTTAAAAAAATGGTTGCTTTATTAGAAATGGAATTAAATGACAAAAGATGAATTTATATATTGGACAGGTTGGCTAAAAGTACGTTGGCCAAATGCACAATTAGGTGAATTTACAGTTAAATCTTTGTATAAAGATTTTGAAATATTTAATGATGATGTATTTGGCAAAGTGTTGCTAGATTATTTTGATAGTGGTAATGAATTTTTAGATTGGTCAAAGATAAAAAAAAGGTGCAAAGAATATCAGACACAAGTTTTTAGTGAAAAAGCACAACAGATTAGAGAACAAAAATCATTAGAAGATAAAGCTGTTGATCCACCAAGTAGCTTACAATCATATCTTAAAATGGTTGGATATAAAACATTTGCTGAAGCTGTATTTTATAAAACAAAAGATTTATATAAGTATGGTGGATTACGTGATTGGCAACGTAAACTATTTGAACCATATAGAAAATTAAGTTATGATGAAGCAAAAACAAAGGGTTGGCGATATGGCATTGGGATTGAAATAGATGACAGAAGAAAATGAATTTATAAGCAGCGAATATGAATTTACATTTACAATAGTTCCCCATTGGTTATTAGAAATACTAAAACCTATTGAAATAACCACTTATGTAGCACTTGGTCAATATGCAGATAACAAAACCAAAGAGTGTTGGCCAAGTGTTACTAAACTTGCAAAAGATATTGATAGATCAAGATATTCTACCATTAAAGCATTACAGGGATTAGAAGAAAAAGGCGTAATTGAAGTAAAACAACGTTTTAAGGATAAAGGCGAACAAACAAGCAATTTATACATACTTAAACTAGTGCCGGTGTCAAGAAAACTTGACAGGGGGGGTAAAGAAAACACGACAGGTAGGGGTATAGAAAACTTGACACAAACTATATCCAATATAACTATATCCAATGAACTATATTCTAGGGAAGTACAAGAACTTTATGTGAACAGCTTACAAAAGGTATGTGGATATGAAAAACCTACAAAAACACAATGGGGTAAGATTTATTCAGCAGCAAAACAATTACACGAAGCTGGATATGAACCAACAGATATTCCAGTAATTGCTGAAAATTTAGTTAAAACGTATGGCGTGGGTGCATTAACACCACAAGGCATAGTAAATAATGTGCATTTAATTAAAGGTGCAAGAACTGCAACAAATAAAGATGTAAATAAAGCTATGGATCAAAAAGCGTTAAAGGATTGGGCAAATGATAACTAAGTGCATATTAATTTACGCTTTACTTATAAACAATTTTGGTTATAGCGTAGCAGATGAAGTTATGGATCTAACTGATTGCGATAATTATGTACCAGAAACTTGTTATCAATATGCAACATTACTTGTAGAACATTTTGACGAGAAAAACATAGAAACAGCTGTAAAAGTAATGTGGTGTGAAAGTCGCAACAAAGCAGACGCATATCGTTGGCAAGATCAAGATAGTTCCTTATTTCAAATAATACCAAGAACGTGGGGTTGGGTAAAAGAAGAACACGACATACCTTATTGGGATTACCCGGTAGGAAATACCTATGCACAGTTTATTCCACGTTATAATATTCAAGTAGCTGCAATACTTGTACAAGATATGCACACAAGAGATGATTATTGGAAACCGTGGAATAGTAGCCAATGGTGTTGGAAAGATACAGACAAATGGATAGAAAAATGGAAAGGTGAACAATGAAAATATTAAATTTATATGCAGGAATAGGTGGTAATCGTAGTTTATGGGGTGATGACCACGAAATAACATCTATTGAGTGTGATCCAGATATGATTGAAGTTTATAAAGCACACTTCCCAAATGATGAAGTAATATTGGCAGACGCACATTTGTATTTAATAGAACATTATTATAAATTTGATTTTATTTGGTCAAGTCCACCGTGTCCAACACATACAAGATTTAACAATTTAAAAAACAACATACCAGAAACGGTCAAGCGTTATCCAGATATGAAGTTGTATGAAGAAATAATATATTTAAAGCATTTCTTTAAAAAAGGTAAATGGGTTATTGAAAACGTTATAAGTTACTACAATCCGTTAATACAACCTACATTGTCTAATA